GTACAATATAGTCTTTTGTTGTTGCCCAAGCATTTGCATTACTAAATGGAGCTCTATCAAAACTTTGGCTATCAAAAGGAATAGCTTGGTTAGTACTTACTGTACCTGGTACTTCTAAGTCCTTTTCTGCAATTAATTTAATCTCATTACCAACACCTTCAACATACCAATTACCTTCTGCGTACTTGGCTGGTGTTACTGTACCTTTAAAATTAATCTTCATACCATTTGACATTTCGTAACCGCTTGTCATTGAGTATGTTTTCTTTCCAATTATTTCATCGTCAACATCAATAGCTGTATTTTCTAAAATATCATAAACTTGTATTAAGCCACTACCATTAATATCATTTCCATTTACATAATATAATGTATCTGGTGCAAGTAAGTCTACAGTAAATTCAATAGTACCTACTTCTGTTTTATGCGTACTATCACTAATACCTGTGTTATACAAGTAAGTGTCGTCTAATGATCTAGCAGTTCTAATGGACAACGGCATACCAGGAGTATTAATCTCAAACTTGTATGTTTGTCCTCTATATAATTTAAGTGTTGGATTTTGTGTACTTCCGTCAGGTGTAAAAAGATATGCTTTGTTATCTAAGTTATCTTGACTTGTAACTGTGTATGTACTTACTAATCCTTTTGCTTGTCCAACTACACTAATTGCTAGTGGACCGTTTTCTAACCAGTAGTAATCTCTAAAGTTTGTAAACTTATCCCAATCAATGTTAGGGTTCCAAGAATAATATTCTTGACTAAAAAGTTTATCGTCATTTTCAACAGTACCGTTAAATGCTTTTATTTGATTTTTTAAATCGTTATAGTCTTTGTAAAACGTAACATTTTTTAAATCATCTTTAACAACGGTTGCAGGTTCTAACTGATAGTTTTCTCTTTGGGTGCTAACGTCACTAACATAGTTGTCGCTTGCCTTACGTGCTTTTGCAATACGTCTACCGTAGTAGGAACTGATCTTTTCTGCTACACCTGGATTTAATAACTGATCAAGTGTTGCGGCTAAAAACTTCTTGTTGTGTGATGTACGAAAGTATCTAGGCAGGTGTTCTGCACTAGTTCTAGAACGTTTATTTTTTTGTCCTGGAACCGGTAATGGATATTCGTTTTGACTATCATCATATGCCATTAATAACCACTCCCAGAGCTACCACTACTGCCTGAACTTGAACTGCTCGAACTACTTGAGCTACTTGAACTACTTGAACTTTGTACTGATGCATTTGAATAACTAGATCCACTTGATACTCCAGTTGTTGACCCTACTGTGCTTGTAACAACATTACCTGATGCTTTTAACTTACTAGCCGTAAGTGCATCGATAATTGCTACATCGTCAACTGTTGCTCCACTAATAAAGATCTCATCTGACTCGGAATTAATTTCCATTAAACTTCCAAATGCTTGTGAGTCTTGTTTAGGAACAATTACAATGTTTACTAGATCAGGTGCAACGTTGTTCATAATATACGTGGCCATCTCTGAGAAGTGAAAAGTATCACCAAAATCCCAATTTTCTAAAGCAAAGTATTCATTCATTGCTGTAATTACTCTTGCTTTGATGTCGTTATCATTAACAACTCTACCTGGATTCTTTACAACCTTAATTGTTGCTTGGACTCTAGCTTCAGCTTTAGCACCAAATAATATTTTGTATTTTACTGGATGATAAATTACATCATCACTAATAGATTTTACTTTATTAATTTCTGAACCATAGTTGTTAAACAGGTTATCACTACTTGGTGGTAAAGGTTTATTGTCAACTACACCGTCTAAGTATTTTCTAAAGTTTGTGTCATAAGTTCTTGTTAACAAATAAGTGTCAACAATATTACTTGAACTTGGATCAATTCTGCTGTCATCGTCTGCTGAATGTACGTAATGGAATTTAAGTTTATCTCTACCTACGTATGCTTTATAATCTGTTGTTAATACAAGTGATTTAGATGTTGAGCTGTATGTTTTAAATACTTCTTCTGTAACTAGGTAAAATACTTGCCCGTCTGTATACTGACTTAGAGCACCAACAAAACTTTCGCTCTGTTTTACTACAACTGTGTTTGTGCTGTTATTAATATATTTAAAATCTTCAATTCCGTCACTTGTAGTATATTTCTTTTGGAATGTATACTTTGTTAATGGATTAACTGTTTCAGCAACAAGAGTGTTAAAAGTTTCTGGATCATCTACAACACCATCGCTGTCTGAATCATAAAAACTTACTTCAATCTTTTTACTATCAATATAACCATCACCATCTCTGTACTCTTTAGAAACTTCAAATGGGTAGTCTATTGTAAACGGATCATTGCTGTCAGGTTTTTTATTAATGTTTAACACACTAATCTTATCTTTAATAATTTGTCCTGTTCTATTGTCAAATATCTTACTTGTACTGTCATAGTAAAAACGTATTTCTTCATCACTTTCAAAAATAAATCTTTGTGCTCTTGAAGTAATTGTATATTTTTCACCATCAGTTTCAAACAATAGTAACCAACTTGCATCTAGTTGTTGATCTGTAACATCGCCTGTTTTACCTGTGCTAAAGTTACTTGTAATATCTAAATTATTTTCAGTAATCATGCGCCATTGTCTTAGGTTAACATCATATCTTAATCCAAATGTTTTATATGCAAAAATTTGATCTGTTATCTGTGTTTGCACATCTGATAATAATGTTTTTCCAAATTTTGGTCTTAGTTCTGAAAGAATTGCTGTTGAAGGAATTATATCATTAAATATTATAGGTCCTGTTCCATCTGCATTGTTAGTTCTACCATCACCAGTTACACTTACAACCTTAACCCATTTGTAAGTAATTGCATTAGGATGGTTTGTGGTGCCAGCCATAAGTTTATGACTGTTGTCTGCCATAAAGTGAAATCCTGTTGGAGCAGTAAATTTTAATAACGTTCCTGCTTCAATAAATTTTAACGCACTACTTGTAAAAGATCCTACTTGTAAAGTAGTATCCTGGCTATCTTTAAATGAACCTGTTGAAATATTTGTTGATGTAGTTGTGCTTTCCCATTTAGCACCTAAGTCAGCAACTAGTGTCTTTGGAAAGTTTGTCAAATAGTAATTTAACATTTGCTTTTGACTTAGAATAGGTGTTATAGTATTTGCAATAACTCCTTGTACATCTGTTTTAGTTGTAAAGTTAAATGAATTCTTTTCTGTAAAATCATCTTTGTAAACAATACCATCAGCACCGTACAAGTTAGTACTTGAATACTTTCCTGTAGCATCTAATAAATCGTAGTATCTTGAAATACCACTACTTGTTCTGTTTACACTTTTTACTTTAATAATTTCTTGACTGATGCCTAGTGGACTAACTTGGTAGTCTTCACCAGTAACCATTCTATTCTGTGTATAGTAAGTACTTGGAGCATTTTCTCTAATACTTGCATTTGACTCACTGGTAGTTGCATTGTCTACAGTATATTTTAACTCCAATGAAAGTGTTAAGTTTTCTGGATTACCAGCTTTAGAAGTGTATGGTACTACAATACTGATAGCAACTAAATCTGCAGGAACAATATTGTATCTATCATTGATACTTGTTCTGTAGTAAACTCTAAAGTTTCCTTGCGGTAAGTTACCAAATGTTCCATCACTAAAGATTAAGTCTACCTTATCTTGTGTTTTACTTAAAACACTATAAATGTTTCTAACACTTTTTCTTAAGCTGTTATAAACAATGTTGTTACCTTCTAGTGAATCAACTTTTGCCCATGCTTCATCTTCAGCACCAATTGAGTTTAACTTATAAAGCCAAACGTCTGTGTTGTTAATGTTTGTTGCTTCGAGGCCAATTGTTTGATTAGTACTTGGACTCTGTACATTAAATGTACCAGTGTCTAGCACACCTTGTCTAAAGTGTGAAAAATATCCTGTGTTAGTTGATCCTGGACCTCTACCATCATCTCTGTATAAAAATCCTAAACTGTTTCCAGGTAATGGTGCTTCTTCTGAAATAATACCATTGTTAACATCTGTTGATGTAATTTGAAACTGCATATTCTTTCCGTCAACGTTTTTACTAAAAGTATAAACAGGAACGTCTGTATTGTTTGCATCAAATCTGTATTGGAACGTTGGAACTCCTTCAACTACACTTTTCTTAATTGGCTTCCCTACAATACTGTTTGTTGGTAGTGCCGCATTAAGTACTTTTTCAAACTGTTCTCTCCAGTTTGAGTTTGACGGATCATTCCATAAAATTGTTTGGCTTGCTAGGTTAGTTCCGTTGGAATCTACAACAGACTCTGATGTAGCAACACTTTCAAATTTAAGTAATCCATTTGCTGTTTGATTTCTTTTAGGATTGTAAGACAGCAAACGTGCTAGACGTAAGATAGACTCTCTACGTTCTGCTAATTCTAAGAAGTTTTCTCTAGCATTCATGTCAACTCTAAATGCAAGGTTTTGTCCTAGGAACGCAATAAGATCAATTAATGCAAGGTATTCACTTGATTCAATGTAATCGTTAAAGTCTTCTGGGTAGTTTTGACGCAGATAATTAATCATTGTTCTACGCAAGTTATCAAAATCGTAAGATTTGAACTCTGCGTTTCTAAATGACTGATAGACCTTTTTCCAATCTTCAGCTAACAATAATCTGTTTTGTCTATTTGTTGATGACATTTGTGTTCCTTGTTAATACTATTTATGGTAATTCATAAAGTGCGTACTTAAAACTGTGCAGATTCCTCATCAAATGTAAGCCTTAGTTTTTCTGATATATTATAGGGCAAAAACATTAAATCTACGTCAATTATAATTCCGCTTTCGTACGAATCTATCTCTATTTTGTTAGCAACTACACGAGGATCGCTGTTTACAACGTCTGAAACGTTCTTCGCTATTGCTTCTTTCATATCTTCTGTTAACGGCTCGTATATGGCATCCCATATAATTGTGCCAAATTCTGGATTCATCAGCTTCTCACCTTGCTTAATGTGGAAGTGATTTATTAAATCTTGCTTAATAAGAGACAGATCGAACAAAGTAGGACTATTATTGTTTGGATTAACCGTACTGATACCTTTGTAAGAGCGATTTGATGTAACTGCTTTGTTTCTTTCACCTGCTGGTACTGTGATTTTTTTGTATAAGTCTGCCATAATACTATTTACCTATGCGGAAAACTCCTTCTTGAAGATGTCGGCTGTACTTGGAGTTGGTAAAGGATTGGTTACTGTTGTAACAACATCTCTATCCGTAAGTGCAATTTTAAATGCCAATGGGTTTAAGTTTTCGTGGTGTGTCCAAGGTTCGTGCTGTGGTGAACGTTGTGCAAGTATGCTATGAGTCATATGTCCTGGAATCTTGTGTGTACTCAATGCTGATACTGTAGAAGCTGTAGCCGCCTGTGGACCATTCATATGAATGTTGGCCGCTGTTTCGGTATGATTGCCTCCACTGAGTATATCAATTGATCCACCTGCTGTAAGTTTGTTTGCTCCGGTTGTGTTAACATCAAAATTTGACGTTGTTGTGATTTGTGTGCTACCACCTACTAATACATTTGTGTTTTCGCTTGATTCTATCTGTACTCTACCTTTAGTAATTTTTGTTCCTATATAATCTCCTGATGCTTTTAAACTTAGATTAGCACCAGCTTCAATTGTTACGTTTCTATCTGCTGTTAGATTGAAATCATTTTTAGTATGCATACTGATTGAGTCTTCAGCAAATATATCTATCTTACCATCACTTGTTAATTCTATCCAAGCTGTTCCTCTGCTGTTACCAATGTAAATTAAATCTTCTGTGTTGTGTAATAATACTTGATGACCTGTTCTTGTTTGTAAACGTACAAGTTCATTATGCAATAAATCTGGTTTGCCATCTAGCTCATTTAAATTAACATTTGCATAATCAGGTGAACCTTCACTTGCAGTTTTTCTTCTTAGGTATTTGTCATTACCATCATCAAACACTAAACTACTTCCGCCAAGTCTTGCTTTAAAAATACTTGCAAAATCTTCCTTAGATCCTACTCTAGTTTTAGGAGCACCTTTGGCTTTGTCTACAGGTCCAGGAGTGCTTATGCCGATAACTGCACTAGGTACTTCACGCCGTGCGGACGACGAAGTCGTACCGCGGGTCTCGTCCTCGAGCAGACCTCTGGTCTGCAGGTTTTCAACAAATTTTTGTTGATACGGTTTAAAAAATTTTGTTGGGTCGAAGCCAACTGCTGTTTCAACTTTTTTGTTGTATTCAACTACGGGTAGCTTCTTTCCTCTAAGATTGTCTGGTGATCCTATATGGTTTGTTGTTGATGCATTGCCAGGAACACTAAAGTTCATAAACTTGTCATTGATACATCCTAACCAATAACATAAGTTGGGGTTACCTTCTGCAAAAATTACAAGTACCTTTGTACCTACATCAGGTGGAACAGCCCAGAATCCATATGACTGTTGGCTATCTCTGTATCCGTTGTTTTCCGTGTTGGCGTGTAATGGGGTGTTACCTGCAAAGGGTGAAAGATATTTTGCTGTATATAAT